AGAATCTTTCCGGTGTATCGATCCATCCCGATTCGCACGGGATTGAGAACGATACGGCCATAGCGAAGGTCTGGCCAGATATCCAAATTGGGATCGTAGACGATGTTCGTCATCTATCAGGCCTTCGGCGGCGAAGTCGTTGCTGCCGAATTCTTATGCTCTGGCTTCTTCGCCGGCTTGTCCTTGTCCTTCTTCTTCTTTGGCTTGCGGGATGCATGACCAGCCAGCGTAGGTGCGCCGGCCATCGTGACGCGATCGTACCTTGGCACGCGCGTCGGTTTCTTTTCGTTGTCCTCGCTGCGCCCGCGCGTGATCTGCGCCAGGAGTTTCTTCTTCTTGTCGCTGAGTTCGCCGATCGGTTTCTCGCCGGCCAGGCCCTGGTCGATCCAGTACTGCACTTGCTGCGTCACCGCGAGCACGTGCCTGGTGTTTTCCTTGACGTTGCCCTTGTCATCCCTCTCATCGAGCACGCGAAGCCCGCCGAAAGTGTCGGAGACGTTGGGATCGTAGAGATAGAATTTATTCAGAATGCGAGGCGATCTAACCGTGCTAGCCATGTTGGCTTCTCCTGTTGAAGTTCACTTGTCGTCGTTCTTGATCGGATCCTTGCCGATGATCGGTGGCTTCGAGAAAATGATCTTACCCTTTGAGACAACCACCCAATCAGAACCCATGCGGATCTTCGCGCCGTCCTTGTGTGCGGCCACGCGCGAGTCTTTGCCGACACGCATCGTGTGACCGGTGTCCTTGTTCATCCGGACCTTCATCACCGCCTTGTCGCCGCCAACGTGGCCCTTCTTCTGTTGCTTCTGGCCGCTCTGACCGCCGCTACCACCCTGTTGGCTACTTTGGCTTTCCTTCTTCTCTTCATCAGGCTGCAGCCAGGTGTCGGTGCCTTCTTTGGTTTGCTTGGCGCGCATGTCTTCGAGTTGATAGCTTTCCTCGTCCTGGCCGGATCCGTCGGCATGCTCTGGTGTCTTGAAATCCGTGTTCGGCGCGTACGGTTGGATGATGCCCTGGGCGACATCGCCGCCAGGACAGAACAGCGACAGGTTCTGCCCCTTCTTGAAAAAGCGCTGCTCGCGCGCGCCACCGCGCATTGAATTGGTGTTGAGCCAGGGCGATAGGATCTCTTTGCCCTTGCTGTCCTTGCCAAGCACCATCCGCAGTTTGGTGCCCTTCACTTCGTGCACCGTGCCGGTCTGGTGCATATTTGCCATCTGCCGGCGGAGATCGGCGATCTGTCCGATCAATCGCTGATAGTCATCAGCCATGCGCGCCTCACTTGAGCTCGATCCGGATCTTGGTGGCGGTCCTATCCAGGATTTCCTGCGCCATCTGTCGCAGCGTCAACTCTCGGCTCTGCCGTCGGCCCGATCGCGCTGCAGGGTTGGTGCCGGTAGTCGTCGTCATTGTCACCGGCAAGCGCTTGCCCTTTGCCACGTAAGGCATGATCACGCAGCGGCAGTGTGGATGCTTCGGCACATGCTCGCGCGCGATCTCGATCGGCATCGGTCCTGCGGCAGCGAGCTCCTCGCAGTCAGCGCAAACCAGATCGTCCTTGATGCTGACGACAATCACCAGGGTCTCTGGACGCTGCTTGCCGAAATCTCTCGACTCGCGCCGACCCTCCAGCGTGGATGGATCATCTTCCAGCAAGCGATTGTTGACGATGACATCGTAGGCAAGATCGTTCCTGGTCGCGCGCTTCACTCGCATCAGGCCGCGCACCTGTTCGAGCCCGAGCCCCGTATCGTTTGAGATGTTAGTGGCGAGCACCGCCACCAGGCCGTCGCCGACTTCGTTGATGCTCACCGCTAGCGCTGGCGTCGTTGCTTCTTTGGCCTTGCCTAACCTTCTCACGAAAGACAGGAGATCACTGGTATCGACGCCGATCTTCATTCCACCTCGCCATCGCTGGTGACCGCATCTTTCTTCTCGATCGGCTTGACGATGATGACGTTGGTTTCGATGATGGCCTCATCGACCAGTCCGACGCTTTCATCCTTCTCCATCTCCAAATCATCGATACCGATCTTGCGGATGATCGGTGCCTCTCCGAGTGTGTCGGTGAGATCGTGGCCGGTGTTCGTCGGTGTCCACATGCTCGACGGCAACGGAGCCAGGCCGGCGGATCGAAGGCCGAGACGGCGCACACCAAACATCGCCTGCATCTGCTCCCACTCCGGCATCTCTTCGCGATCGCACAGCGCTTTGCAGATCTCCGCAGCGTGCTCCATGTTGGCCTCCGGATGAGCCTCCGACACTGTGATGAATTCCCTGATTGGATGATCCTCCGGCACCGGAATGCCTGGCGGCAGATCCGATATGGCATCGCATACGATCGTGATTTGTCGCGCTGCCCACCTGCGATCGCGATCTGACGATGCGCCACGCTGTCCAGTCAAGCGCTCGACGCGGAGAATGAAACCCTTCAACAGTTCGCACCAATCGTTACGCGGATCGCCGAATAGCGCTTCGATCGCCTGGGCCTCGACCATGTCGAGCGCGATCTCCATGCCCTCATCGGTCAGCGGGATCTTGATCTCGGCATTGCCCGTGGTGCCCTCGATCTTCGACGCAACGCCGATCTCCAGGGTGAGACCCATCTCGCGACGCATGCCGAAGATGTCGGTGCCGTTCTGCTCCATCTTGTTGTCGCCGTCGGTGTAAACCACGATGTACGGCTTGGCCGCCGCGTTGAGCATCAGCGCCTGGCTCAGCGGTGTGTTGTCACTGTCGAACACGCGCTTATCCGCCCAGGTTTGCCCGCGCAGCGCAGCCACCGCAGTGAGCCTGGTGAGCATCCTGATGACGCTCATGGATTGATGATGTCCTGATCTTCAAGCACGCGAACCATGTGCACGTCCCATCTGCCGCTGTAGTCAGGATGAATGAAAGTCACCTCGTGCGTCTCATTGCGATCAGGGAAATAAACCCGATCGCCCTTCTGCAGATCGCACTGCTTGATCGGCTCGAGCCGGATCGACAGCATGGTGTCCACCGTCGCCTGGCGATGAATCATCGGACCACCGACGCCTTCGGTTGCTCCGCGCGTGGTGTCGAAGATGCCGACGGCAATCACCTCGACGCGCGATGTGTCGGGGATACTGGCGCGATATCCGCCTTGCTGCGTCTTCATCGGCTTCAACACAACAGGCTCGCCGAAGACAGCGTCAACGCGGACATCGACCGGCTTGGTGTCGTTGATCGTGCTCATCAGCCGTGCTCGATCGTTGCGGTGACGATCGTCACCTGCTTGCCGACCAGGAGCATGTTGTCATCGAGCACGATTTCATAATCGTGGATCTGGTCCGGAGTAGTATCGACGCCGACGGTCATCTCGTCACAGACGATATTGCCTGCGCCGTCCGAGATGGTGGCGAGCGTGGCCATGCCCTCGATCGCGACAAAGCCGGAGATGGGTGAGGTCAACACCAGATCGTCGCCAACCAGATAGAACGACGGCACTGGCAGCAACAGCGAAGCGAGAATGGCGCGCTCAGCGCTGCGCAGTTCGAGCACGCCAGGAGAGCCGCCGCCATCGATCGACTGCAGCACTGCCGTCATTCGCAGCCGTTTAACTGGGAGTGAGTATTCCATCTAGACCACCGCCACATGAGGCACGTTGCGCCTGCGATACGATAAGAGCATCTGCCCGTAAGGCGTCTGCTCCCAGAATTCTCCGGCAGATGTCGTCACCTTGCTGGACTCGCCCTTGGCATCAGCGCCGCCGGATACGCGATCGTAGGTTACCTGGCGATCGCGAAAGCGAACGCTCTTGACCCAGATCAGGCCAGCCTCGGGATCGATCACAGGAGGCGTACCGCCGCCCGTGCCCGAGCCGCCCGTGATCATGCCGCCGCTCGCCCGATCGTGCAGGGTGAGATAATGCGCGGCTGCGTACATCACGGCTATCTTGGCGTCAGGCCAGAACCACCAGTCATCGATCCATGTCATTCCGGTATCGAGAGCAAACTGGATTTGCTCGTCGCTAGCGTTCTGGAATTCCGGAAACGCGTTCCGGAATTCCTGGATCGTCGGAGGCATCGTTGTGGTGATTGCCATGACTACCTCTTGGACGCTGGCTTCTCTTCGGCCTTCGGAGCATCGGTCCTACTGCCAGTTGCAGAGATCGTTTGACCTGACTGTGCCTTGCCGCCGGCACCGCCGCCGAGCTCGAACGACGGAGGAATTTTCTCCGCTTCGGGATTGGCCTTTGCGGCCTCTTCGTTCGCTTCCTTCTCCTTCTTGAGGAGCTCGGTCAGCTTCTCGTAGTCAGCCTCGGTCAGATTGACCTCGGCCTCTTCGCCAGGGTTGATCGTATGCTGCGCGCCCTGGTCATCGATAAAGCCACGCGGCGCTTTGCCGGTGTTCTTGATTTTCGCCATGTTAATTTTCTCCGACTAATTTGAGGTGCGGTTTCCGGAAGGCCCTCAAGACCCTGATGGCTTTCCGCAGATCATTACGGGCGTCACGCAATTTCCACTCGCTGTATTCGTGACTAGCAAGTGGATATCGCTCTCTTTCATCGTTCAGATAATTCCACTGAACGCGGAGATTGCGGCGGCAGTAGTCGAACGCCAGGAGCGCCTCTTCGCGCGTGAAGAGCTCGACCCTGGTTGGTCCGCTAGATGCCATCCTCAGATTCCGTCAAGGTATCTCATCGCTGCAGGAATGCGGATCTCAACGCCACCGATGCGGAAGATGCCGGGGACATCGAACACCAGCGGCCCGCGCTGCCAAACTGGCAGGAAGCGATGAGGCATGGGGATCCACATCTTCAACACCTGCGGATCGCGGCGATAAGCCACCATCCTGGAGATGCCACCGAGGCCGGCGGTCTCCAAACCACGAACGCCGGCAATGGTGATCGGCCTGCCGGTCTGCACCGTCAGAACGTTGTAGGTCTTGATCAACTCCAGCAAGGTGATGTTCGTATACTGGATGATCCGACCAGCCAGGCCAACCAGGACAGCGGGAGGCAACAGGATCGTATCGGCGTAGTAGAGCCAATTAGAGCCAGTCG